GCACCTCCCGGATGATGGCGCGCAAGGCGGGTGACTGCGCCACCATCTTGCTGGCCAGGTCATAGACGATGGCCGCTTGTTCACGCGACAAGGCGCCGCTGATGATCTGGGCGTTGCGCTTGGCCTCAGGGCCGACCAAGTGCACCAGCACCAGGCAGGCAATCAAGGCAGTTTTACCGTTCTTGCGCCCAATCGACAAATAAGCGCGTCGGGTACCTGCCGGATGGGGGTTGGCGTAGACCGCACGGATGAAGTCCTTTTGAAACTTCTCCAACACAATGGCCTGGCCGACCTTGGCGCCACTGGGGATGAGGCAGTAGTGCTCGATGAAGCGGATCACCCGTGTGCCGCGACCGGCTGGAGCGCTGGCTTTGGCTGGCGCCATTAACGGGGCGTGGCCAAGGTGGTGTCCCCTTCAATCGCCGCAAACGTCATGCCACTGGCCTCCAGCGTAGCGTCTTCCCCGCTGAAGTCCTGCCAGCGCCGGATGATGACATCGCAGTACTTGGGGTCGAGCTCCATCACCCGGGCCAGGCGGCCGTGCTTGTGGGCGGCAATCACCGTGGTGCCTGAGCCGCCAAAGCTGTCGAGCACGATGTCGCTGCCCTTGGTGTTGTTGAGCAGCTGGTACTCAAACAGCTCGACCGGCTTCATGGTCGGGTGCTCACCATTGCGCGTGGGCTTGTTGAACTCCAGAATGGTGGTCTGTTTGCGGTCAGTCGCCCACAAGTGAGCGGCCCCGTCTTTCCAGCCGTACAGGCAGGGCTCATGCTGCCAGTGGTAGTCCTGGCGCCCCATCACCAAAGAGGACTTCTTCCAGATCAGGCACTGGCGTACTTTCCAGCCCGCATCACTGGCAGCGCCCCGAAAGTTGTAGCCTTCGGAGTCAGCATGCCAGATGTAGAACACGGCACCGGACTTCATCACCGCATCGGCACCGACATACGCATCACGCAGAAACTGGCGAAAGTCAGCATTGCCCATGGCGTCGTTTTGAATCGTGAGCTTGTCCTTGGTACCGCCCTCATACGCCACGTTGTAGGGCGGGTCGGTCAGCCACATGTCGACCAAGGCCCCGGCCGTTAACTGCTCCAGCTGCTCAATCGAGGTGGCATCCCCGCACATCACCCGGTGTGGCCCTAAAAGCCAGACATCGCCGAGCTGACTGACTGGGTCAGGTCGCACCTCGGGCACCGCATCCTCATCGGTCAAGCCTGGAGCCACCAGCTCAGGCATCAGGGCAGCCAACTCGGCCGGGGTGAAGCCCAGCAGATCAAGGTTGAACTCGGCGGCTTGCAGGGCCTGGATTTCCAGCAGCAGCATCTCCTGGTTCCAGCCGGCATTGAGGGCCAACTGGTTATCGGCAATCACGTAGGCGCGGGTTTGGTTTTCCGTTAAGTGACTCAGGCGGATGCAAGGCACAGTTTTAAGGTTCAGTTGACGAGCCGCCAAGACTCGGCCATGACCAGCGATGATGCCGCCCTCGCTATCGACCAGCACCGGGTTGGTGAAACCAAACGCTTTGATGCTCGCAGCAATCTGCGCCACTTGTGCGGGCTCGTGCGTGCGGCTGTTGCGGGCGTAGGGGATCAAGGCTTCGATCGGCAGGTAGTCGATCTGCGACTCAGCGGTAACGGTGGTGGAAGACATCAGGGTGGAATCCGTGGTGGTGTGGGCGGTGGTAGTCACCGGGCAATCAGGTCATCAAAACTGTTCAAGGCCCGGCCCAGGCGGGCTTGTTCTTGGCCTTGGCCGTTGAGGGTGCGGGGGTCTTGGGTTTGTTGGTTCAGGCTTAAGCTGCGAATCAGGGCGAGTTGCTGGCGTTGCAGGTTGTCGATGATGGCGAAGAAGGGGTTGGGCACTTTGGTGCCTCGCTCGTTGACGATGATCGGCCCGCTGCGGTCCAGCAAACCTTGGTACTTGCGGATATCGGCCTCCAATCGCACCGACTTGGCCACAATCAATAAATCGAAATCCCGCCAGCCCTCGCGCGTACGCGCGCGGGTGAACTGGCCCCAGATCACCATTTCAGCGTCATCGCGCAGGCTCACGCCCTCGGGCAAGGCCACTTGCTCGCTCAGTTCACTGGCGAGTTTGACGACTTGGTGGATGCTGTTCTTGCCTGGGCGTTGGGGTTTGGTGGCCATGTGCAGGCGAAATTCCGTAAGTTTGTTGAAGCGAAGGAAAGCGCACGGTTACCCGGCAAAGAGCACAGACTTTGACTCCCCCCCCACCCTGGGGCTACCGGCGGCGTTGGGCGCGCTGTTTCGTGATTTTGAACACTTGTGCGCAGACGTAAAAAAGGCGCGGGGTGAGCACGCCTGAGGCTGGGTCATATGAGGAGTTCAGGCAACTTGGTCGGCTGCCGCTTTGCCAAACCGCGCTTCTACGATGTCGTAGATCATCCAGTCTTTGCGTTGCTCAGCCAGCGTAGCGTTGTGCACGCGTCCCAGACAGACCGAGACCCACACCTTAAACACCTGCGCTTTGGTTTGGCTTCGCAGTCCTGCCACCATCCGCTTGGCCTGCTCCACTTGTGGTTCGCTCATCGGGCGCCTGCTTGAGAGTTAACTTTTAACGGTGCCGCTGAAGATTGCCGCTACATACCGACCGTAATCACTTCCTTCAGGGTTGACATACAGATAAGGCCTGCCGGGTGCGCAGACTTCCACACAGAAGTAGGCATCGCCTTTGCCGCCACCTTGACCGTCCAACCAGTCGCGCGACTTCAACAAGTGGCGGGCAAACTCATCAAACGCTTGCGGGCTCAACACCCGGGTCTCGGTCACCCATACCCGGTGCAGTCCTTCGCCGCCCAGCGCACTGAGGTTCTCCGGTTTACGGGCAAACGGCAAGCGGATGCTGAGTTCTTCAACTTCAATCATCTGGCCATCTTTCATGACCTTGCGGGGCGTGCGCTCTATGGTGATGGTCATGGTGCTCATGCGGGTGCTCCTGCTGGGGCCAACCGGTAGGTGCGTTCACCACCGGCGTCCTTGCTGGAGGTGATGACCAAGCCGAGCTTTTTCTTAAACGCTCCGGCCAAGGCTCCACGCACCGTGTGGGCTTGCCAATTAGTCAAGGCGCACATTTGCTGCAAGGTGGCACCCTCTTCGCGTTGCAGCAGGGCCCGCACCTGGGCTTGTTTGCTGGGTGTGCGCTGCGTTGGTCCGGCAGCGGCCTGCTCATTGGCGCTGGCGTTGGCGATCACCGCATCAAGGGCTGCCAGCGTCACCGGGGCGCGTCGGGGCAGGCCCAGTGCGGCGTATCCAGCCGTGGCAACAAACCAGTCGGGGCCCAAACTTGTGATCAAGTCGCGCTTGCTCAGGCTACTGAGCACTTTGGCTTTTGCGCCGCCTTTGAGGTTCTCGGGAAACCAGAGCAGGCGGCCCTCGGTGTGCAAGGCGGCGTGCTGCAGCACTTGGGTTTGCGTTGCGCTGAGGTCGGCGCTCATGCGGTGGCTCCTGGCGCCTTGGCGGCCTTCAGGGTCATGGCGGCTTCGGTGCGCTCTGCCTGCTTGCCGGCTTCAAACGCGGCTTGCAAGGCGCTCTTAATGCTCCAGACGCTCACATCGTGGAAGTCGAGCTAGTCGCTGCGTTGGGTCTGCAGGGTCTCGATTGACAGGTGCTGGCGGGCGATGTGTTCGAGCAGCTGGTCCAGGGCTCGTTGTGTCATGCTGTGGTCGATTGTCATGGGAGGGGGTCTAGGTGGTTGGTGATGACGCTAGTAACGCTCTGTTTGGCCGAAGGGCCAAGCACAATCTGGCCATTTTTGGGGTAAAGCTTGATCAAGCATCAACAACGGGCCAACCATCCAGACCGATCACAGGTTTGACGCGCTGTCCCAGGTCAAGCGCCGTCTTGTCCACATGACACGAGGCACACAGGCCTTGCAAATTCTCATCCTCGTTGCCGCCGCCGTTGACCAGGGCCACGATGTGGTCGAGCTCACTGGCGAGATTCAAGCGCCCTGCCCGTTGGCACGCCACACACAAGGGCTGGGCACTGAGCAGGCGTCGGCGCAGGGTTTGCAGGGGGCGACCCCGCAGGCGTTGGGTCTTCTGCGCTGTGACGGTCGTTGTCACCACCTTCGGGTCTTGCCATGTCGTCACATCTTTCGCCACCGTACACAAAATGTAAGCGAAATCTGCCCGAAATGCGACACGCCTAAAAGGCATGCGCCTTGTCAGACGTTCGCATGCGGGCCCATGGGCGCGCCACGACCCCTGACGTCTGGCGGCATCCGTTAGGCGTTGAGCTGCCAGGTCACCACGCACACAGCGACCTGCCAGTGCCGCTGGGCGGTACGGCTGGCACAGGCAAAGCGGATGCCGATCTCACGCCAGCCGTAGTGCTGGGCCCGCATCCACACCAGGTGGCGCTGCTCCACCTCGAGCCACTGCACCCAGCGCATGACCTCGAGCATGCGTTCGACATCGCGTGGGCTGGGCGGGATGTGCAGGGTGGGTGCGTCTTCGCTGCTCAGGCGCTCATAGGCGCTGCGTACGATGGTCGGCCACAAGGTCAGGTAGCCTTGCACCCGCACCGGGGGCAAACGCCGGGCCGTTTGGGCTGCCTCGATGAAGCGACTCGCTACCTCGTGCGTCTCCCACACCGGTCGCACGCCGCTCATGGTGCACCTCGCTGGCTGGCCAGTCCGTACAAGCGCTCGCCCAGGCGCTGCACCCACTGGCGCTCATGCCAGTCCAGGCGCGGGTCGTCGCAGGCGATCACCAGGATGCGTTGGGTCCGCCAGCCTTGGGCTTTGACGGCCTCAAGGTCGGTGCTGCTGGGTTGCAGGCGCCCCAGGGTGGCGCCGTAGTAGGGGGGTGGGGTTTTCACATCAGCTCTCCTGGGTGGCCAGCGCCCAGTGCAGCAGGGCCAGGGCGTCGGCTTCGTTGTCGTCACTCACCGGGTGGCCGTGGGCACGCATGGCGGCCATGACCTGGGC